CGACCTCCTGAATTGTCTGAGCGCCATTCCAACCGTAAGTAGGCGAACCTTCATCAAGACCGCCTGAGGGTCCACTGCCGAGATTAAAATCAGGCATTCTCGGCTGATTCATATATTGATATATGGAGTAACCCATAGACAGCACAAAGAAGGCAAATATAAAAGGGTGTGCTATCGCATACGCCGCTATGGCTGAGACAATCCAAGAAACGACAGCTATTATCGGAGCTTTAACCTCGGGAATAATCGTGACCTCATCACCATTCTCGAGTTTAGCGTCAAGCTCGCTTATCCGTTTGCCTGAAACAATGACACGTTTATCTTTATAATCGAATCCTGATTCGTCCAGAAAAGTACATAAAGACTTGCCCCTTGAAAAGGTAAGCTCCTTAATTTGCGCTTCTTCCAGTTTGAAAGGATTATCAATATTTCGTATTACTACCATTTTCTTTTCCTTAACCTGTAAAAACCTTCTATTTTTTTACTCCAACTTTGATCGTCAAGCCTTGAAACCACAACACCTTGTCGGCAACAGTGGATAAACTTCCTGTTCTTAAACACAACACCCGCATGATTGGCGATACCTCTTGAATTTACAAAGAGAATAGCGTCCAAAACAACAGGCTTAGAAACTTTTTCCCAGTCGTTCTCGTAGTTTTCCTTAAAATAATCTTTGCCACGTAGTCCCCAGACCTTCTCATACTCGAGATTTTCTATATCAAACAACTCAAATCCCAGATCTGCATACACCAATTTCAAAAAGCCCCAGCAGTCAAGACCGTCTAAAGTCCTGCCCCTGTGCTTGTAGGGAATGCCGAGGTACTTATCAACAATCAGCTTCTCTACATGATGTAAATCCGTCTCGTCGGCACCGAAGGGAAACCGCCGAATCGCTGGTAATTGCCCAGCTGTTTGCATCTCTGTTGTGTTTTGTCGCATGTTAATTCTGCTCCCGCATATCCGCACTCAGCGGACTTAAATTTCCACACACAATAATTGCGTGCGTACCTGCGTGCCGGCAAATCGATTCCCAACACGTCAAACTTTCCAGTAAGCGTAAACTCAACATTGCTCTGATCCGCTGTATAGTTATCAATATAAAAAACGTCATCAATATAGGCATCGGGATCTGATAACTGATCCGCCCAAACAGTGCGGATGATTACTTTTTTTCCACGAAAATCGTACTGCTCAAGATAAAACTCAATTAATCGTGATACATTAGCCAGTGTGATTTTTACCTGATCAATCTGTCCCTGATTATTCTCAGCAACAAACTCATGCCTAATAGGAAACCTCGTATAAACCGTTCCGTTATATGTCACATCCTCATCAAACCCTGCAAAATTAAGGTCATCCACGCCGTCGTATTCTTTAAGCATATATAAGAAGATAGGGGCGTTTTCTTTTTTTGCTTTCTCATTTCTAAATGTGGCATTAACGTCTCTTGGCATTACTTCACCTCAATTAAATCAAACTCAAAGTCATAGACCTCGTGAGCCTTCATAGAAAACTTAAAACTGTCCTCAACAAACCTGACAGTGTATTCAACCGAATCGTTTGGATTCGTCCACGTAAACGCTGTAAAAGAACCGTACTTGCTCGCAAAAAAATCACGCACTGTCTGCATGTCAGTTTTTATGTGGCTCTTAAAACGGAGTCGCCACTTACGCAAAGGGTTTTCCCATTTACGCCGTCTCTGCTCAACACCACTCTCAAACTCCGAGACAAGGGTTTTATATTCAACCGTTTCCTCAAAAACAAAATCTGGTAAACTTGTAAATTCGCTCATGTGTAATTCCTAATAACAGACCTGATCTTTCCGTTGTTATAGATATCATCCGCAATAGCGTTTGAAAGCATTTTGCGGTTACGCCAGACGTCCTGTGCGTCCCATGCCTGAATAACTTGATTCACATTAATAGTCACACCACCGCCGGATACACCCTCGCCACCGTTTAACGCTCTAAGATTGTCTGAACCGCCCAAAGCGTTCATACCTCTGCGTGAAAGCACACCTTCGCCAGTCTGTGCGATTATAGGCACCTCATCCGGAGCAAGCCCGTCATGCGCTCTTATCAAACCGCCACGATGTTTCCTAACCATACCGCCTTGATGAAATAGGGCGCCAACAGACACCCCGAAGATCTGTCCGCTGGGTCCAGCCATTGCTGTAAACATCTTTACAAGCAGTAGCTTTGCCAGAATGTTTGAAATCATCTGTAAAATCGAACGCCCGAAATCCGCAAAGACTTCTTTGACACTGCGTAACTCACCAGTAAACGCTTTGAAGAAGAACTGCGAAAAAGCGTTCTGCATATTCCGTGCTGACTGCTTTGCAAATTCTTCCATGGCGCTAAACTGCTTCGTTGCTTCTTGCGCAGTCTCGCCAATTTGACTGGCGACTTCCTGCAACACCTTCGCTGTATTAACACCTGTTTCCTTAACCTTAGCGAACACAAGCTCGTACTGTGCGATAGCGTCCTTAGCACTACCCTCAGCCGCAAGTTTAAACGCCTGACGTGCCTGATCTAATCCTTGCGTAAGACCGCTGACATTAAATTTGATCTTCTTTTCCTCGAGGCTATCAGAAAACTTTTTGACCTCTAAAGAAGCCTGACGATACGTTTCTCCAATGTTGCCGGGCAATTTTCCGAGCAGTTCGTAAAACTTTATAAGCGGAACCATCAGCTTTTGGAAAAACTCAATGCCTACGCTTAAAAGACCGTTCAATGCGTTAGTGATCCCCTGAACGAAACCTTTGACTGCTAAAGAACCGTATTCCAGAACAGTAAAAATACCTGTCACAAGATGATTCATAAACGCCTGCAAGAATCCCAACACATGCCATAAAGCCTGACCTATCTTTACCGCAAAATCTTCCCATCCAGCCTTTAGCCTCTGCATTTTCTCTAAGTTTGTCATTGTAGAAGTATCTATCTGCTGAAGGATCCTGTCACCTGCTTCAAGCGTGGCGTTCAAAAAGGCTTGCTTGCGTTCCATCTCGGTTAATTCTTTGGTTGATTTGCCGATTGATTTTGCGTACGTCTCATATGCTTTTCCCGCACTCACAATAATCCCCAAGTTATCGAGGATTAGTTTTGACTGGCGACCAACACCAATAGCGATACTCTCGAACATAAAGCCAACGTCTTTTCCAAAAGCACGAGCTGACGCACGAGATATCTCCATCATCTTGGATAGTTTAGTAGGGTCGATTCCTAAAATCATTGCCTGTGAGGCTTTTCCCATGATTTCCGCAGTAGACATGGTCTCGCCGGACATCTTGCGTAAATCCTTTATTATCTTTTCCGAACTCATACCGAGAGAAGACGCAAGGTTTTCAAAAGCCATTTTCTGTTGCTCAACTTTTGCTCCAAGCTCCATAAGCTCCCATGCTTTGCGCAGTGCCATAATGGATGCTGTGATAGCCGCTGTAATGGCAAGCCAGTTTTTCTTCCACGAGTTTGCGAACCTCCGCAGATTACCCCGAACACCTTCAAGTCGCTTTGAGGCTTCGTCTTTTAACTTTAAAATTATGGATAACTGTTTATTTGTCATCGCTTAAACCGATTCCTTCTTTTTTCACGCTCAAACTCTAATGACTGAAGCGCCTTCTCAATGACCTCGAATGCATCAATCAATTTTGCCGGTTGATCCAGCCAAGTGCCTGCGTTGGGAAGATAACCTTGCTTATAAAACTGAAATGCCCTCAGAAAATTCGCCGACTGACGTTTGACGATTTTAAAAGGGCATCCTCGATACTGCTGGCCGTTAAGCTCCCAGATCTCCTGACCCGGCACTTCGTACTCACATTTAATCTTTTTTCCGCCTAAACAGCTATGGCAGTTCACGGTGAGATCGCCCAAATGAACCGCCAGTATTAGTTTTTTTGTTCGCCCTCCGAAAGCATTGATTCGTTCAGAATAACTTCTGACAGTTCTGTCCTAAGCTCATTCGGGAACATAGCAATGATTCTATCAGGAACAACATCCCGCATTTTGCCAGCGTAATGGATTGTCTCGAACTTAAGCTCCATAGGTTTTTTGGTCTGCGGATCGAGAAAATTATCCATTCCTTTTAAACCAAACTTGATCGCCGTAATCTGTCGCTTATTCCAGTTCAATCGAACCTTTGCTTTATCGTTAGGGTTAGTTGAACTCATTTCATAAGAACTGCTTTCATCATCAACCTCCGCACGTAACACAGGGTCGAGCAACCCGACATGGAATACCGTCGGGTTCTCTTTATCCGGATCGAGTTTTGAAATGTGTTTCCTTGTCGAATTAATATCAATACCTGTAAGCATAAAAAACCTCCTTTTAAATTAGTAATATTGCCAGTTCATCATCGCCGGGTTCCATTGAACCTGTTAAATCAAATGAAGTCTGAGCAAGCTGGATTCCGTCACGATCTCCGTCGTCAACTTTGTTATAGACAATGCTCGGAGCATAAAACCTGAACTTGTTGCCGTCAGCTTCTCCGTAAGCAAGGTCAAGAACCATCGGAGTGTTGTTAAACCACTTCGTGAAAAAATCATGCGTTGCCACAGGCACCATTTCGGGATTAAAAGCCCCCTGCATGTCACGCCCTGTAACCATGTAAGACAAAATTCCTTTGGAATCGTCAATCTTGTCTTTTGAGGCGAGAGTGTTCGCAACATCTATCTCAACCTCTCCGACGTTAAGCGAAACTCCGTCACATGCCATAGTGGCGTTTAAAAGAACAGGCGGTACCGTTGCGTCAAAACTTAATCCTGAAAGCATAGGCACATCCGCAACACCCGACTCAACACCTTTAAAGCTGAAATCAAGTATTGCCGGTTCACCGATCTTAAAATTGAACTTAACAGATCCTCGGCAACCCTTAATGACTTTGCGTATGCCATCTTCAAAAAGCCCCATAGTCAAAGAGAGAATCGAACTGCTGATAGGCTTTAATTCATACCCTGAATCCGCAGGATCGCCCGAAGCTGTTGACGTTGCTCCTGATGTCCCGCCGGTTAATAAATCACCGCTCTCAAGCGTTCCTGTTAAAGGCACGAAGTAGAGAATAGAAGCGCCAGTGGCCGTCTCAACAACAACTCTGCCGGTCGCTCCCGAGACGTCACCTGTAACGGTCTCACCATGCTGGTAGGGTCCGCCGGTAATCGCACCGATTGCGATCTTCTTTAAAGCATTAACCGCAAACCCGCATGCTCTAACAAGATTCGCCCATTCAGGTTCTTGTGTTAAAGACCCTGAACCTTTCAGCTCGATACTGAAATCTATACCGGCAGAACGTTTCCCTGCGAGTTTACCCATCTTAGTAAGCGAAGCCCTGACAGGATCCCGCTGGTACATTTGTGGATCGTAATTTGCTTTCGGCGAAAAATTGACCAGTATCCCGGCGTCTATAGCCGCAAGTGTTTCGGCAACGCCTTCAACTGCTTCAATCTTAGCCGCAAGCTGTCGTTTTCTTACAAGCATTGACATATGCGTCCTCCTTTTAGTTCTTGGCTGTTGGATCCGACTGCAAATGACGGTAACGAACCCTAAGCTCCATGATTATTCCCGCATACGGTTGAGTTTCGGTCGTTTCAAACGGCGTTGTTCCCAAAACATCTGTATCGATTGCCTCACCGCCACGAGTGGTATCCTGTAAAATTACTTTTTTAATATCTCCCTGTAATCTATTTAAATATGTATCTGTCGGCACCGGATCGTTTTCATCAGTCACATAAAACAGATCGAGATAGATAGACAGTAAACATTCTTCAAAAGGATGGGGTGAACTTGATTCGTCCTCATCACCCGGACTAATAACAACCATAGGCATATCAACCATGCGGTTGCCGTGCATTGACCATCGCTGGACTGTCTGAGGGGTAAAATCAAAGGTATACCCGTTTGCAACGGTTACACCTTCGATAGTCGTTTTTATATTCTGTAAAATTCTTTCCCTGACTGTTTCCATTAAATCTTCCTCAACGCTTTATCTATTGAATTATTCAGGATATTAATCCTGTAATTAACCAAGCCGTCCCATGTCCTGTAAAAGCCAAGCCTCGGTTTTATACGCACCTGACGTTTGAGAACATAAAGGGGTAAAATTTTCTGCGCACGTTTAGTAACTCTTGCAAGAAAAGTCTTACCCTTAAACCTCATGCGCTTAACATTCCTCAATGACCTCGGCTGTTTATACCTCGCACGGAGTTTGCCCCTTGCGGTAAACATCTGCTTACGTGCAGATAGAGGTATCGCAAGCCTGCCACCACCGGGATCTGTAACAGTTCCGCCAGTCTCGTGAAGTTTAGCAATCTTCGAGTTAGAAAATATCTCGACACCCATACCTTCAATAGTAGGAGATACGAGAGAAACCCTTTTAAACGTGCCGAAAAGACCGTGACCTGAAGCTCCACGCACGCCCGGAGGCCCCTGTAATTGCTGTTGCCTGAACCGCTTTAAAAAACCTTTACCGATACGATCCATACCGTCAGCTAATTCAAATTTAAGAATTCTCGGCGCAATCTTTATCGCCCGATCAAGTTGCCGTATATCTATTTCCGTAGTTAACTGAACCATTACCACCCCACAAGCACATGCCACATGCCTTCATCACGGTTTAAAACATCATTAATTCTTGCCTCACGATCAAAGCCTTCCGTGTCTTTCAAGGTTATCCGATCGTCTTTTTTGTCTATTGCAACAACACCTTCAACAGCGTCATTGGCAATATATATTTCAGCCTGTTTCTTCAAAGAACGATTGATGTTTTCCTCAGCCGGAGCAATCTCATACCTGACAACGATCGCTTTAATCACTCTTGCGCCCACGCCTTCTGCGGTATACGTGATTTCCTCAGCGAACTCGTCAGAGTTTAAGAACGTTCCATGGCCGTCTGTCTGCATCTGTTCTTTCAAAGTCATTTAATCACCTTCTCTGCGATAACAGCCGCAAAATGAAAAGCAAGGCTGATAATGCCTCCGCCAAAACTTATAACAGCTATAAAGAACACCGCTTGTTTAAAACGCCCAGCCCATTCAGAACTGTCACGCACGAGAGGGATAAACTCGTCCATCTTTTCTTTTATCTGGCAGATGGTCGTTGATAATCCGTTATCAATGCGGTCTTTGATATGTTTCACATCGCCTGAAAGTTCAGCGAAACGGATATCTGCTTCCCGCAGTTTTTCCTCGTGTTCTTTTAACTGCTCTTTGGCAGTTTTAAACTCACGTCCTGAAGCGTCGTGCTTTTCTTTACAGACCTCTTTTGTTACGCAATTCTCCTGCATATAAATCCCCAAGTTGTGCAGGGGAGCTAAAAAGCCCCCCTGATAGATTAAGCATCAACTTTCATTAAATGAGCGAAGAACGGATCGATGATGATCTCATCGATGTGCTGTCTCACACGGAAGATGTCGCTTCTTGCCGAATCATCCCTGTACTGCTCAACAGTTGCGTTCTCGGGGCTGTCAGCAGTCCACAAAAACGTTCTACCCATAGTAGGATCAGAAAGTTTTTGACCTTCGCCGATCACTGCAAGCATTGCGTAATCGTCACTCCAGATGTCTGCACCCAAAAACGGCTTGCCTTCCTTAGCAGTGTTATAAATCGCCCTGCCGACAAGAATCTGTTTGATTCCCAAGATGTCAGCTAAAGCGTTTAAAAGCTCTGCCTCGGTCAATCTTGCAACATACTGAATCGCACCCTTGATGTTGTCGTTTGCGATCAGCCTGTCGAGATTGGCTTTACTTATGACAAGCGTCTGAGGATCCATACCGCAGTTTTTCCTTACCTGTTCACGAACCGCACGCACCTGATCAACAACTTCTGACGATTTGTTATCCCAAGGCGCAGATGAATAATCCGTATACAGTTTAGTGCCGGTAAAAATACCGGTATCAAAAACTGTTGAAGCGATCCTTTTCTCCTGAGCCTGAAGAACCCTGCGTGTGATGATCTGAACGGTTGTAAGCTCTGAATCGAAATCAGAGGCATACATTTCACGTTCGGAATCATCAAGAGGCCCCTCGAGACCGTGTTCCTCACAATTGTACTGGCGATCTTTTGCCTGAAAAGAATCCCTGTTGTAATGACCTCTCGGAGCACGTTTGGTGTCCGCTTCCCGGGTGATACTTTCTCTCGTGATCGCAGGGAAGATACTTGCTTTCTTCATAGTCCTGAAGATAGGAAGCACTCTTGTACCGATAAATTCATCCGCATTCTGGATAAACTCTAAAGCCGCTTCCCCAAGCTCTAGCCTCGGCACTGCTCTTGTTCCTTGATATTCTGGCATTTTTCTTTCCTCCTTTAATTGTTTAGGACATTAACACTTCAACGACTTCCAAATCGTCTGCTGATTCTTCCAAGACCTTTCCCTGAATCGATCCGCTAACAACCGCAGAAACCTTACCGTCATCCGCACCGTAAAAATCTCCACCGGCAGTAATCGCATCGAGGGCAACAACCTTGAACGTGCGTCCTCGTGTTTTTAAATCAACCGTTACATGCTCGTTCTGGCTTGCTTTAACGGCTGTTATTCCGATAAAATCCTCACTAGCGTCGGCATACTCAACTTGAGATCCGCTACCTGCTGATAGTTTCACTCTGCGGTAAGCCTCTAAATCTTCTCCCGCAATAAACGCTTTTGAACCTAAGTTATACTGTGACATTTCATTCCTCCTTTTCCTTTAAACATTCTGTTTTGCGGTTGCTTTTAACGCTTCGGTTATGCTTCCGCTATTCTCTTTTTGAAAGGCTTTCGCTCTTTCAAGATGAGTTACCTTTTTCTTTGGCTTTTCCTCGCCATCAGGCCCGACTTGTGGTGCTGAAGCGTTATCTAGGTCATCCAGCCGCTTTTGCTGGAAATTAATAACCGCCTGATCCAAACTAACTCCCTGTTCAACAGACTCCAAAGCAAGGTCGTTTAATCCTTCAAACGCCTGCGCTTTTTTAAGAATCGAAACTGATCGATCCCTTTCCTGCTGAACTCCGGAAGCACTTCCTTCCTGAAAGATCGCATCAAAGAGATCCTTTCTTTCAGTCTTTAGTTGTTCCAAAGTTAATTCCTGCATATCCATTACCTCCTTATGTTTGTTTTTAAACATGTCTTTGTTAGCCTTATATCTATATAAAAACCCTATTGTTTTTTCTACCGCATCAGGATTGTTAAGGAATTTATCCAAAAAC